AGGGAAACCGGTCTTTCGACCGTATCCATCACTGGATACCGAACTCCAATTGGCGGCTTCTTAGTCGAACTACAATGACCAAATCAAACTAATGTCACAAAACTTACGGTCCCTCCAACCAATAATATATAAATATTAAACCCATAATTATGGGAATTGATATATATTAGTTGCGGAACGCGTAAAATTATGGTAACATAATTTAATTTTAATTTTAAATTTAAATGAAAAGAAACATAAAAGACTTATTAGTAATAAGGCTCTTACATCTACTTTTCAATCTAAAGATAAAATATGTAGTACGTTTTATTAATGAATTCAACAATCTTAGGGCTAAAAGTGGAATTACTTATGCAATCAAGTACATGAAAACCGCAAGGTTACATGTAACTAGATACATATGTAATAAACCACTTAAATCCAATGATTGTGGAGTTTCATTAACAAAAGATTACTTTCCAAAACGTTTCTTGTATTTAAAACATTTAATTGATGATACAAAATCATATGATTATAACAATAATCTTAGATCTGTATTATCATTGTTTTATTATACAAGATCCGTTATGGCCACAAAATCCGAATCGAAGAAATTAAAACCAGATTTCTCAACAATAACTAAACATAATTCAAGGAAATTTTATACAATTCCCAAGAGTTATGTTGAATCATTTGTTAAGAAGTTTGATTTGAAATCTCCGATTCCAACATATAGTAATGATTTACACTATATTAGTAGTAAATCATCACCATATGGTAAAGCTACGTTAAACAGTACTTATGGATTGTTTTCCATGAGTAATGTTCATCATGACCAATTGAATTATTGATTAAATTTAATTGGAATTGATGCTTATACGAAAATGTTTGGTAAACTGATTACAAATATGTGATCAGATAACAGACTATTTTCATATAAGTACGAAACTGGATATTGTGGTAAGTTATCAATTATTAAAGATCCTGAACTAAAACTTAGAGTCATAGCCATGGTTGACTATAACTCACAAGTTTTATTAAAGCCTATACATGACAATTTACTTAATAAATTAAGAAATTTTCCATGTGATAGAACTTTTACTCAAGATCCTTTTAATAAATGAGAACTTAAAGGTAACCACTTTCACTCTCTAGACCTTTCATCAGCAACTGATCGTTTTCCAGTACATCTTCAAGAGAAGCTATTATCATACATGTATGATAGCAATTTAGCTTCTAATTGAAAGAATATACTAGTTAAACGTCAGTATGTTTATGAAGGCAAACCTTACACTTATAGCGTTGGACAGCCCATGGGAGCGTACTCATCATGAGCTGCCTTTACTATGAGTCACCATCTAGTCGTTCATTGGTCTGCATTCCTTTGTGGAATACATGACTTTAAAGATTATATACTTCTTGGTGACGATATCGTAATTGCAAACGATAAAGTTGCCAGAAAATATAAATCAGTAATGAACAAACTAGGTGTTGACATCTCTGAAGCAAAATCGCATGTATCTAAAAATACATACGAATTTGCCAAGAGATGAGTAAGGAATAGAGTCGAAGTCAGCCCTGTTCCTTTAAAAGGTATATTAAATAACATTAATAATATTAATGTCGTACTGATGCAATTAATAAACTACATCAGTAGGAATAATATAAAATTTAATGGAACAGCATTAGAGTTAATTTGTGAATTATATAACAAATTGAAAATTAATAAAAGATTTTGAACAAAATCTTTGATTAGTAATCATTGTTATAAATTCTACTACTCGTACAGGTATAGTATAGGTTTAGCTACTAATGAAGAAATGAGAACATTTCTTCAAAGGTACTTACCTGAACATATACCTGTACCGAATAGTGAGCTAATTCCCTATTTTATTAGGGAGCTCCTTATTGGTTCTCTGACTTTCGAAGTGGAAAAGCTTGCTGATAGTGCATCAAAACAATTCGATTCTTTTATAAATTATTATAAAGAAAAGAAATTGTCTGATATTAAACTATTAGCTAGCCACCCCTTCACTCATGCATTATACAATCAATTAAACTCAAAGATTAAAGAGTTATCAAAAGTTGATAACAATAATAATCTTGATTTAATTGATAAGATAATACACATGAGAGTAGAGGTTGTTGATAAACTTGTTGAAACAGTTAGAGATCCTTACAATAAGGTATCTAAACTGGATAAACTATGATCTAAATCAAGGTTAATACTTAAGAAGATTAACCTTGAATTTGAATCACATTGAAATAGAGCACCATTATTAGAGAACAATTCTCCAATAATTGATGAAAACTATTTCAAAAGTAAAATATCAACTCCACTAGGAAATCTTGATATCCTTAGATATGGAAAATATAACGATCCGAATGAAGCAGTTTATTGATAAACTACTACATTGGTAATTATATTCCAACAAATAGTTGGATTAGATGTAATCCTCGTATCCGAAAGGATAGGTATGAAAATACCCGGTTTTCTCAAGTTTTAA